TACGCCGGGGCCGAACAAGCCGGGTTTCCGGCCAGTGTTTCCAGTGATGGAGAGAGAAGATGGCATATCCAGACGGAATGCAGTTTCGGAGCAGCGATACCCGCAGCCCGTATTATCGCGCCAATGCGATGAGCAACTATCAGGCGGCGGTCAGCCAGGACGCAGAGATTGCAGACGAGATCCGCGAACTGATCACGCGCACAGAGCAGCAGGTGAACGCCAAGCTGTCCCGCGTGAATGACCGGGGCGCGTTCGATACGGACGAGCTTGATTGCCTGTTCTGTCGCCTTGGCGAGGCGCTGCCGAACCGTGCCGTTCTCGAGCAGAGGGCAGGGTGATGAACACGTATCCCTCAATTCCTCTGACGGACATTTTCGCGGCCGCCACACGCCTCCGCGAAACAGCCACAGCAATGGAGCTTCACGCCCACGCACTGACAGCCGAGCAGGCGCAGGCCTGGGAAGGGTTGGTCAGTGAGAACCGAAGGGTTGCAGACAGGCTAATCGACTGGGCGTGGATCGAGGGCATTGAGGTCGTGGAATGCGCGCTCAAAACCGAACCGGCTCCGATTGTGGAGGCCGCACAATGACGATTAAAGACACCGACGTTGCCCGTATATATCGTGCAGGCCACAAAGTGGAATGCCCGGCCTGTGGCCGCCTTTGTATGTCGCAAAAAAGCAAGTCATTCAGGCATTCAGGCATTGGCACCCATATCCGAGAGAAGCATCCAGAAATAGAGGCTGAGTTTCACTCGGCGATACGGCAGTTAAAGCCCCGTGTACATAACAACGTAAGCTATCCAGGCTTCAGTGCAGAATACGCATCGGCGATAATTCAGGTTCGTCTAGACGCCGAAGAGCGGAAGAAGCTGGAAGAGAAAGAGGAGCAGGTGCGTCCGCTGAGGGTGTTTACTGTGTCTGGCGAATTCTTGGACGAGATCAGAGACCAAATCCAAACTCTCATCGGTTGGATGGAGCCTTATTATTCTCAGTGCAACGGCGGCGATGCTGGCGAACGCTTGATCGAGCGCATTGAGGAAATGCACAGGGCAGCGAGAGAAGCGGAGGCCGCACAATGACGCCCGCGCAGCACGACCTCGCCAGGGCGAATGCAGTCCTCAAGCACCTGCGCAACGAAGCCTGGGGGCTCGATGCGACCCCGCTCCGCAAGAGCCTCATCCAGCAGTGGGAGGCTCAGCGGACTGAGGCAGATCGACGGATGATTTCTGAATTGTGGGGGGAACGCTCATGAGCGGGAAATGGACGCCAGGGCCTTGGGAGTGGTGCAAAGACAGTCCAACGGACGTCATCGTATCCAAGCCGTGTGAGTGCAGTCTAGCCACGATAGATGTTGGGTGTGGGAACCACGCGGAGAGACAATCCAACGCCCGCCTGATCGCCGCCGCGCCGGAACTGGCCGAGGCTTTGGAAGCGATGATCGAACGCTTCGGGCATGACATTTTCACGATGCCCCCGGAGGATCGTGATCTCCTGACGCGCGCCGTTAGCGTGCTCGCCAAGGCGAAGGGAGAGGGGGCGTGAGCGAAGTCCTCACAATCACCGGCGAGGAATGGCACGCCCTTCGCGCAAGGCATGTCGGAGGCTCCGAGATCGCAGCCCTGTTCGACGCGCAGCCTGATTACGCACTGGGCCTGCATGGACTCTGGCTCGTCAAATCCGGTCGTGCACCCGCTCCGGAAGTCGATAATCCGCGCACGCGCTGGGGCAACCGCCTGGAAGAGGCAATCGCGTACGGTTGCGCAGAGCAGGAAGGCTGGAAGATCCGCAAAGGTGGCCATTTCACCGATCTGTCGTGTCGCGGGCTGGGTGCTACGCTCGATTTTGTCATTGAGGGCGGCGAAGAAGGGCGATCCACACCGGGCGCTCTTGAGATCAAGAACGTCGATTGCCGAGTGCATAAGCAGTCATGGGTCGATGGTGAGCCGCCACTGCATATCCTGCTGCAGCTTCAGCACCAGCTTGCCTGCTCGGGATTTACCTGGGGAGCAGTCGGCGAATTGATCAGCGGGAATGACCTGCGCATCTACCGCTATGAGGCGCGTACCAAGCTGATTGCCAAAATCCGGCAAAAGGTCGCGGCATTCTGGAAATCGATAGATGAGGGCAATGAGCCGCCCGTCGATAATTCAACCCAGACGGGAGCGATCCTTCGCGCCATGAATTCGCCCGTTCGCGACGAGATTGCGGACATGGAAGGCGACAACGAACTGCCGGAGATCTGCTCAGGCCTGCTCCACGCAGCGGCCAAGCGCAAGGAGATCGAACGCGAAGAGCAGGGCTTCAAAAATCGCCTGATTGAGAAGCTGGGCACGGCCAAGAAGGCCAGGAGCCAAGGCTTTTTCATCAGCACCGTAGTCACACCAGAAAAGGCGCCGCGCGCTGCCCTGCCGGGAGAAATGATCCCGGGCCGGAAGGAAGCGCGCCGCTACGAGATCAAGGAAGCAAACGCATGAGCAATGCCCTCGCAAACCCCACTGAGAAGCTGCGTGCTCAGATTACGAGCATGACGGGCGAGTTTCGCAACGCACTTCCGTCTCACATCAAGCCTGAGAAATTTCAGCGCGTCGTGATGACGGTTGTGCAGCAGAACCCCGACCTTATGGGGGCCGATAGACGGTCTCTTTTGGTCTCATGCCTCAAATGCGCCGCTGATGGATTGATCCCTGACGGCAGGGAAGCTGCTCTCGTGATCTTCAATACGAAGAGTGGCGATAGCTGGGTCAAGGCTGTGCAGTATATGCCGATGCTGGCCGGTATTCAGAAGCGCATCCGCAACAGCGGTGAGATCGCAAGCATTCAGGCACACGTCATCTACGAGAACGATCACTTCATCTGGCACCAGGGCATAGATGCGAGCATCGAACACCGTCCGCTTTTTCCCGGCGATCGCGGAAAGGCAATCGGCGCCTATGCTGTAGCCAAGTTCAAGGACGGCAGTGACCCGCAGTTCGAGGTCATGGATGTAGCCGCGATCGAAAAGGTTCGCGCAGTCAGCCGCGCCGGCAAGAGCGGGCCCTGGGTTCAGTGGTGGGACGAGATGGCCCGCAAGACGGTGTTTCGTCGTCTGTCCAAGTGGCTGCCCATGGATACCGAGGCCGAGGACCTTATGCGCCGGGACGACGAGAACGATGCACAGGATGTCGCTGCGCCGACGATCCGGGTTGAGGCGGAAGCGCCTTCCAAGCTCGACGCGCTCGAGCATGATGACGATGGAGTTGTACTCGAGGAAACCCGCGAATTGGAAGGATCAGCAGCGTGAGCATCCTCTTCTTCGACACCGAGACCACGGGGCTGCCGAACTATGGCCTCCCCACCAACCACGAGGACCAGCCGCATGTCGTCCAGCTTGCGGCCATCTTGACGGATGAGCGAGGCGAAGAGCAGGCGCAGTTGAGCGTCATCATCAAGCCTGACGGATGGGTGATCCCTGAAGGCGCAGCCAGGGTGCACGGCATCACGACAGAAAAGGCGAGGCGATACGGTATCCGCGAAGTGGTCGCAGCCGGGGCGATGTATGATCTGTGCTGCGCTGCCGATACGATCGTAGCTCACAACATCAAGTTTGACCGGCAGATTGTCGGCACGATGTTTGCGCGCGCTGGTCGCGGTTGGAAGCTGCCCGAGCGGCAAGCCTGCACGATGATGAACGCCTCACTGATCGTGAACCTGCCCCCGACCGAGCGAATGATTGCTGCAGGGTATGGTGACAAGCCTAAGGCGCCAAGCCTGGCCGAATGCATCCGCCATTTCTATGGCGAAGAACTGGACGGCGCTCATGACGCGCTGGTCGATGTGCGGGCCTGCAAGCGGATCTATTTCGAAATGCTCGAACAGGTGCCCGCATGACGCACCCCGGCGACGAGGAAATAGCGGACCGCCTGACGAGAGAGCAGGCGGCACAGGATGCAATTCGCGCCCGGATAGCGGCGCAGGGACAAGCGCAGGAGGCCGTGAAGGGCCGGAGCGCAGGGGAGAGACGGGGATGAGAAAGAAGGACGAAGGATTCCGCCTCCGCAAGGCGTGGAAAGTCTGGGTCGGGAAATGTCCCAGCCAGACCTACTTCGCACCCACGGCCGGTAAGGCGCGGGTTCAGGCGTTGAGTGATTTGTCCGACTGTGGCGGGACATATCGCCTGATCGACATCCGCGCCGTTCGTGCTCCTCATTTCGATGTGAAGCTGCCCGAGCGTCACCCTCTGGCCGATGATCTGTCGGCCGAGGAAACGCACTGTCTCCTTCACGCATATGGAGCGAACGATGATCCGGTCAAAGCTGGCTATCGGTCCTACTTTTCCACGTCCCGCAATGATCCAACTCTCTGCTCCCTGACTGAGCGCGGTCTGATGTTGCCCAACAAGATCGCCCCGACCGAAGACGACACTTATTTCCATATAACCATGCTGGGCGTGCTTGTCGCCAGCTCCCTGGTCCCGGAGTACCGCCCATGACACAGGAACAGAAGCCGGAGAGCGCGGAGTTTCGGCTAATTGGTGAACAGGCCGCTAATTTTGCTCATTGGGTCCGGGATGAAGGCGACGATTTCCACAAGGTTCTTGCGCGGGTGGGGCAGGAACTTCGCGCCGCCGAGGCCCGAGGCGCGGCAGAGCAAGACACGTACCAATCCCGTGTTGATGACTGGATGGCGGCTTGCTTTGGCGCAGAGATTTCGGCTGACCGAATGGAGCGCAACCACAGATTTTTGGAAGAGGCGATTGAGCTCGTCCAGTCCACCGGATGCACCAAGAGCGAGGCGCATCAGTTGGTTGATTACGTCTATGGCCGCCCCGTCGGCGATCCTGTCCAAGAGGTTGGCGGCGTCATGGTGACGCTTGCGGCTTTGTGTTCAGCTCATGCGATCACGCTCACAGATGCAGCCGAGACAGAACTTGCGCGGATATGGACGAAGGTTAAGAAGATCAGGGCCAAGCAAGCCGCCAAACCCAAGCACTCACCACTTCCTGAGCATGCGGCAGAGCAGCGCCGGAAGGAGAGGGCGGATGGGTGAGGGAATGCCGAGGCTGCTTACCGTCAAGAAAGCAGCCTCCGAGATCGACGTTTGTCCTGAGACGGTTCGACGGGCCATCCGGGCTGGAAAACTTGCAGCTTATCGCAGGCCGGGCGGATACCGCGTCTCGACAACTGACCTCCAAGCCTACATGGACACCTACCATTGCCCCGCATCAGAAATGATAAGCCCCACCTGGAATTACGTCGCGGCAAATGGGCGATCGTCTGGTGGGAAGAAGGACAGAGAAAAC